AGACAAGTTCATCAAACTTGTGGTCGAAGAAAAACGGGATTACCAGATGTTCGAGACACTGGTTGATCGTTTATACAATGTAGGAGTCCATGATGTAAAGGTCGTAGAGACTCTAGTACATGATGATGATACCAATGATGCAGATTTAGAAACTAAGGATACATTAACATTGCTCAATGAATACATTGATGAAGTGGAGATGACCGTAGATAAATCAGATCTTAAATCGTTGATGCATTCACTATATACTGAGAGTTGTGAGGCGGCTTAATGTATATCGTTACATTACAAGATAAGCCAGAGGGAGTTTTTTCTGTCTATGATGGCCAAGATAACAGGGTTGTTCCTATCTTCCAAGAAGAGGATGATGCTGATAGGTATCTTGGTATGATAGAAGATCTTGGGGATTATCCAGTAATGGAGATATTAGAGATTGATGGACAAGACATGATTAATGCTTGTCAACAACGAGGACAAAGATTTTTAATTGTTACACCAGATGATTTTTTGATACCACCTGATGATAAAGTATGATCATTTTTAAAAAGGTTCGTTGGAAAAACTTCTTAAGTACAGGTAATGTGTTTAGTGAAGTAGATCTCCAAGGGGCGCGAACAAATTTAATAGTCGGTGCCAATGGTGCTGGTAAGTCAACCATCTTAGATGCGTTGACCTTTTCGTTGTTTGGGAAACCATTTAGAAAAATTAATAAAGGAATGTTAGTTAATAGTATCAATGAAAAAGATACTGTTACAGAAATAGAATTTAATATTGGTAAATTAGAATACAAAGTAATACGTGGTATCAAACCTAATAAATTTGAGATCTATTGTAATGGCCAGATCTTCAATCAAGAGTCAACAGTAGTAGAACAGCAGAAGAATTTAGAAAAGAATATTTTAAAGTTAAATTATAAGTCATTCACACAGATTGTTGTGTTAGGATCTAGTACGTTTGTTCCTTTTATGCGTCTTCCTACTACACAGCGTAGAGAAATCATTGAAGATATACTTGACATCCAAGTGTTTTCCACAATGAATCTACTTCTTAGGGATAAGACTAGGGAGAATAATGAAGAGATTAAGGAAATAGATTATCAATTTCATTTACTAGAAGAGAAGATAGAGTTGCAGAAGCAGCATATGCTTTCATTGGAGAAGAGAAATAAAGAAGAGGTAGATAAAAAGAAAGAAAAGATTAAGGCATTAGAGAAAGATCAGAATAAAAATACAGAATTAATTCACAAACTCACAGAAGAAGTAACAAAACTATCTACTGAGATGGAAGAGTTGGCCAACTCTAGGAATAAACTTAAAAAATTAAATACTTTCCTTACTAAAATTCAAGGTAAGTTATCTTCATGTGAGAAGGAGAATGGATTCTTTAAGGATAATCATGTATGTCCTACATGCACACAGGAATTAAGTGAAGAGTTTAGAGACCTTAAGATAAAGGAAGGTGAAGTAGAACTTGATAGTTTAACTGCTGGATTGGAAGATCTTTCAGTTGCAATCAAGAAAGAAGAAGAGAGAGAAGATAAATTTACATCTCTATCTCAAGATGTGATTAGTATCAATTCTTCTATAGCACAATCCAATTATCAACTCTCAACTATAAAAGAAAGTATAAATGAAATAGAAAATGATATAAAAGAATTGGAGGGATCTAATCCTGATAAGAAATCAGAGTTTGTGAAACTTGAGGGAATGGTTACAGAGAAGAAAGATTTATCAAAGCAGCAAGCTTTATCAAAGAAAGATCGTGATGTTATTCTTGCAGCAGGACAACTCTTGAAGGATAATGGTATTAAGACTAGAATCATCAAGACATATCTTCCTACAATGAATAAGTTAATTAACAATTTCTTACAAAGTATGGACTTCTTTGTTAATTTTACTCTTGATGAGAACTTTGAGGAAATAATTAAGAGTAGATATAGAGATGTGTTTACTTATGACAGCTTTTCTGAAGGAGAGAAGTCTCGTATTGATATTGCTTTGTTGCTTACTTGGCGTTCTGTTGCTAAACTTAAAAATAGCGTGGACACTAACCTTCTTATCTTAGATGAAATTTTTGATGGATCTCTAGATCAAAGTGGATCTTCTGATCTTGGTTGGATCCTACGCAACTTTGATGATAGCACCAATGTATTTGTAATCAGTCATAAGGAGGCCATGAACGATAAATTTGACAGAACCATTACTGCTGAGAAGGAAAAGAACTATTCCATCTTAAAGGAGACAGTTAATGAAGTGACACATGGACTGATCGGATAACCAATTTCTTTGTTATGATAAGTACATCAGAAAAAGAAATCGAATGCAACGCAACGAAGTTAAAGGAAACCTTGCTAAACTACTAGCAACAGAAAATCTAGTAGTAGAGCACAGGCAATGTGAGACTGCACAGTTTGACGTAGATCGTCGTGTTCTTACACTACCACTTTGGGATCTAGCAACTAATGATGTTTATGACATGTTAGTTGGACATGAAGTAGGACATGCTCTCTTCACTCCAAATAGAGATTGGAGAGTGGATGTTGATTGCTCTATGGATTATGTTAATATTGTAGAGGATGCTCGTATTGAAAAGTTGATGAAGCGTAAGTATCCTGGCCTGAAGAAGAGTTTTGCAAGAGGATACTCAGAATTGGTTGAGCAAGATTTCTTTGGTACAGAAGGTAAGGATCTTATAAACTATAATCTTATTGATCGTATCAATCTTCATTATAAGCAAGGTGCTGATTCTCTTATTCCATTTAAGGATGAGGAGTTGGAATTTGTAGATGCTGTTGGTAACACTGAAACTTTTGATGAGGTTCTAGAAGTTGCTAAGAGGATATATGATTGGCAGACTCAGCAGAACGAAGAACAGAAGCAAGATGCAGATGACTTGAATGCTGATAATGTTGCTGCTGCTGGAGCAGGTGGAAAGAAAGATTTAGATGAGATGAGTGATGAAGAATTACTAGAAGAGTTGGAGCAAGAATCACCAGCAAATGATCCTGCTCAATTAGATACACCTAGTTACGAAGAAGGTGCTGCTGATAAATCAAATGTACAACCACAACCAGATGGTAATCAAGGTGGTGATCATAGTGAGTCACAAACTCAAAAGTCATTTGATCAATTAGCAAAAGAACTTTCTCGTCCTAATGCAGGACTTCATGATGTTGCTTATGTTGAGATTCCCAAGACAATTGATTTGGATACATATATAACTGACTGGACAGAAGTACATGATTGGATAGATAGTCAGCGTGAGGATCATATAAAGCAATGGGAGTCAGAGTTTACACCTGCTAATGTTATATACAAGGAACCAGATGAATCATACAGAGCATTCAGAAAGTCATCCAATAAGGAAGTCAATTATCTCGTTAAGGAGTTTGAGTCTAGGAAATCAGCTGACGCTTATGCTCGTGCTGGTACAAGTCGCACTGGGGTTCTCAATACAACGAAGCTTCATGAATATAAATTCAATGAAGACATTTTTCGGAAGATAACTGTTCTTCCAGATGGAAAGAATCATGGTATGATCTTCCTTTTAGATTGGTCAGGATCAATGTCAAATGAAATTCTTGCGACAGTAAAGCAGTTACTTAATCTAACATTATTCTGCAAGAAGGTTCAGATACCATTTGAGGTTTATGCTTTTACTAATGACTGGTACATAGCAAAGAATTCAATCCTTACTGGTGAACCAGCAGATCGTTATCATGCTTTCTATCATACTGGTTACTATCCTAATCTTAACGCGAGTGAAATTTATCTAGATCCAAAGCAGTTTGATTTAATCAATGTAGTTTCATCTAGATCTAATTCTAAAGATTATGAACGCATGTGTCTTAATCTTTTCAGAGAAGCATTCTGTTATCGTAATCGTTGTTACTATCAACCTACTGTTGGAATGAATTTATCTGGCACTCCTTTAAATGAAGCAGTAGTAATGTTGAATTACTTAATCCCAGATTTTAGAAAGAGAAATGATCTTCAGAAAGTTAATGTATGCATATTAACTGATGGCGAATCTTCACCTATTAGTTATGGCAGAAGAATTCGTAGAGACTATGAAGAGGATATCAAAGTACGTCCTGGCCGTGTTGATTATAATCAATGCTTACGTGATCGTTCAACTGGTAGAGTCTATAAGCCATTTGATGGTTGTTGGTCTCATGTAACTGGAACATTTATAGATCAAGTTAAAGATCGTAATCCAGAAGTTTCAGTTATTGGATTCCGTATTCTTGCTGCAAGAGATCTATCAAATTTTGTTGGTAGATATGGTTCAAGAGAAACTACTTACGAGGAAGTTCAGAAGCAATGGAGAAAGGAAAAGTCTGCTATTGTTCCTAACCCACTATCTTTCACTGCTCTTTATGCTATTGCTAACAATTCGTTAGATGATGATTTTGAGTTTGAAGTAAAAGATAATGCAACTAAAGGTCAAATAACCAAAGCATTTAAAAAGATGCTTAATAGTAAGTCAAGTAACAAGAAGTTACTTTCATCTTTCATAGGTCACATTTCGTGACCAGTTGGGGAAGTGTCCACAACTTCCCCATTCCCTAAAACAATCCCTTATACTATATTCATACAAACAAAAAAGAAATGACCTTCCAAGCGAAATTTACAGATGATGATTTACTTACATACTTTAAGCAGTATGGAGAAGTTATAACCAGCACAGAAATTAATGGTGCTGCTGAAAAGTTTGATGTTAAACGTCAGAGTCTTACAAAGAGGATGAACAAGATACCTCAGTTGGCAAAAGTGGGTCGTGGTAAATGGAACCTTACTGTTGAAGAGGCAAGAGAAGTTTTTGAGAAGACTGCAAAGGCACCTGCTGTTGAACCTGTTATACACGATAGAAATCTTGTTCCAGATAAGGATCCAAACTATGTTCCTTTTGGTAACTTCTCAGATGTTAAGAGAATTATAAACTCTAAGATGTTTTATCCTACATTCATTACTGGACTATCAGGGAATGGTAAGACACTTAGTGTAGAGCAAGCATGTGCTACTCTTGGTAGAGAATTGATTCGTGTAAACATTACTATTGAAACAGATGAAGATGATCTTATTGGTGGTTTCCGTCTTGTTGATGGGGCGACTGTTTGGCATAACGGCCCAGTTGTCGAAGCACTCGAACGAGGAGCTATCTTGCTCCTCGATGAAGTTGACTTGGCGAGTAACAAAATACTCTGCTTACAATCCATACTTGAAGGGAACGGTGTGTTCTTAAAGAAGATTGGTAGGTATGTTCGTAGGAAGCCTGGTTTTAATGTGATCGCTACTGCCAATACTAAAGGTAAAGGATCTGAGGATGGAAGATTCATTGGAACCAATGTTCTTAATGAAGCATTCCTTGAGAGATTTGCTTTAACTTTTGAGCAGGAGTATCCAACTCCTAAGACAGAGCAAAAGATTCTGGAGAAAGCATCTTCTAATCTTGGTGTACTTGATACTGAATTCTGTGCTAACCTTGCTAACTGGTCTGACATTATTCGTAGGACTTTTAAGGATGGTGGTATTGATGAAGTAATTTCTACTCGTAGACTTGTACACATCATTCGTGCTTTTGCAATCTGGAATGATCGCTTGAAAGCAATCAAGGTTTGTGTAAATAGATTTGATGATGAAACTAAGCAGTCGTTCGTCGAATTATATGATAAGATAGATGCAGAAGTAGACACGGAGGAATCCAATGACGAGTAAGAATGGATACCTAGGCCATCTAGTTACACTTACTGACGGTAGGTATGCTAGAATAATAGAAGGAGTTGGCACTCCTTCAAGTGCTGTTCATAAGATTCGTATGATAGACCTTGACGGAAACGACATAGAGTGCTATCATGATAAGATACAATACGTATGGAATCCGTGAAATATAATGAAGATGAACTCATAAAAGAAGTTCATGATTACATCAGTAACACTTATAGAGGTCATTATTCTGTCGGTAACGTTCAGACTCTTGACCTTATTGATTCAGTAGGAGATGCTGAAGCATTTTGCAGGAGTAATGTTCTTAAGTATGCTTCACGTTATGATCGCAAGGGATCAGCACGTAAAGATATTATTAAGATAATTCATTATGGCCTCCTTCTCCTCCACTTTAATGACAAGGCTGCCAAAGCAGCTTCACTTAATAGTGGATCTACGTCCTTCACAGTTGATTATGACAAATGAGTAAAGTTACATTATCAAGAGATACATTAGATGTCCTTAAGAATTTTAGTACGATTAATTCAAGTATCGTTTTTCGGAAGGGGAGCACCTTACGTACCATTAGTAACGCAGAGAACATCTTATCTAAGTTCACTAGCGAGGAAGTATTTCCTGTGGACTTCGCAATATATGATCTCAGTCAGTTTCTTTCTGGTATCACTTTGTTTGACAATCCTTCACTGGAGTTCACCAGTAACGACTTTGTTCGTATTGTTGGCAATGGTAGGGCTGTCAAGTACTATTTTTCTGATCCTGAGATCACCCTTAAGTCAGCACCAGAAAAGAATGTAAACTTTCCAGGTGCAGATATACAATTTAATCTAACAGAGCATGATTTAATTGCATTGCAGAAAGCATCTGCTGTGTATGATCTTCCTGATATGTCATTCCAGTCTAGGGATGGTAAGGTTAGATTAGTTCTTAAGGATAAAGAGAATGATACTAGCAACACTTACAAGCAAGATATTGTTGGTGAGTGTACTGGTGATTATTCATTGGATATTAAAATAGAAAACATTAGGTTATTACCTGGTGATTATACTGTTAAGGTTTCTAAGAATCTTATTTCCGAGTGGAATAATACTACTTTAGATCTTACATACTATATCGCATTAGAACCAGTTTAATGTTATACAAGGTCTTCTTCACTCCTTTAATTACTTTTAGTTTTTCTAAGCACAGTAAGTATAACTTTGCTGATGTTGAGAAGAGTGATAGAAGGCCATATGGATGGACAACATCTATTAATTCTAGTTTTCCTAATATTAAAGATGATGATCCAGTTGTCTCTCCTGAAATTAGAGATAACCTCATGGCAGATTTAAAAGAAGAGATGGTTCAGAACTTTCGGGAAATGAATATACCTGATAAGTTTAAGTATGAAAACTTCTGGTATAATATCTACCATGATACACAGGGACAAGAACCACATTCACATTTAAATGGTTGCTTGGCTAAACCTCCTTATTGGTGTGGAATATACTACAATAAGAGATCTAGTCCAACAACTTTTATACGTCCTGATCATAATAACAGGGTGCATAAGTTTCCTCATAAGAGTGATTTCTTTCAGAATTATTTTGCTGATACATTGAGGCCAGATTTAAATGATGGTGATGTGATACTTTTCCCACCGTACCTAGAGCATTGCGTAGAACCATCTACCAGTGCTACAATGAGAATGACATTTTCCTTTAATTTGGTTTTAGATAATGAGCAAAGAATTTCTATGGGTTGAGAAGTACCGTCCTACTATAGTAGAGGATTGTATTCTTCCTGATAGTATTAAGAATGTTTTTAAGGGATTTGTAGAACAAAAAGAACTTCCAAATCTTCTCCTTTCTGGATCTGCTGGTGTTGGTAAGACGACTATTGCCAAAGCTTTATGTGATGAGATTGGAGCATCTTACATTATGATCAATGGATCTGATGAAGGTAGATTCCTTGACACTGTTCGCAATAGAATAAGACAGTTTGCTTCAACGGTCTCACTGACCTCTGGAGCGTCCCACAAGGTCGTTATAATAGATGAAGCAGATAACACAACCAACGATGTTCAACTCTCGCTCAGAAGTGCTGTGGAGGAGTTTCACAGTAATTGTAGGTTTATATTTACTTGCAACTTTATTAATAAAATTATTGAACCATTACACTCACGGTGTACAGTGGTTGATTTTCGTGTAAAGAATGGACAGAGTGTACAATTACAAGGACAGTTCTTTGAACGTCTTAGAGGTATATTAAAAAAAGAA